AAGGATCAGGTGTTGAAGGATCAGGTGTTGAAGGATCAGGTGTTGAAGGATCAGGGTTAGTAGTGCCGTCTAAGTTTACTTCTGGTTTTAAAGGATCAGGCTTTGGTACTCTGTTGCGAAGCTGATCGAAGAAATCAAAATTAAGATCATCTATCTCATCTGGTGTCAGAGGGTTATCCCAACCTTTATCACGCTGTGCTGCTGAGTAAAGCTTCCTATACAAACGTTTAGCGTCTGCTGTTTGATCTAGAATGTAACCAGCTACTTGTGCTTCAGGCACTGTAAATTTAGCTGTACCATCTAACAAAGATTGTACTTCACCAGAAGGGAAGTTAGCTGCGGTATCAACACCAACAAGCAGACCACCTAAGTTATTACTTAAGTAACTTTGTTCATTATCTAAGAATAGAGGGTTATATAATAAGTATTCATCTAGTGATGCTCTATCTAATGATATCTCATTACCATGCTTATCCTTAACTGGATTACCTTCCATATCGACAAGAACATCAGTGCCGTCTGCAATAGACTTCTGCACTTGTAACATAAAGTTGTTCTTGTTCTTAGAAGATGCACCGCCAGTAAGCTTACCACGCTCTTCGTGTGCTGTTAGAGCTTGTGTTTGAGCTAGGGTTAGGTTTGGTGTATCGAATGTAATAGTACCGTTAAACGCAGCATCGTCTGCTTTGTTACGATCATCAACACGCTTTTGATTACTAGCAGCCACTGCTGAACGTTGGTCTGATTGGAACTTATCCTTTAACGCTACTCTAGCATCAGCAAAGAAATATCTAGTAGCGTCATCTTGGTATTCTTTAGGTAAATTCTCAGGAGCTAGTAAGTACGGATTGTTGGTAGCCTTAGCAGCTTCAAGTATGCTTTCACGAACCCACTGCTTTTTGATTTCGGGTGGGACGTTGATTCCTGTTTCGTCTGCGTAGGTTTGAAACTTTGCTTCGATTGCTTCATAGGTTCTCCCTGCTGCATTGTTTCTTAATTCTAGTTTATAAGCATCAGTGGCAGTATCTAGATCACCACTCTCCTCAAGTGTTAAAAAGTTCTCGTGCTCTGTTGTAACAATAGAAGACACAACACCTTTGAAGTCTCTCTCAATTTTCTTCTCACCTTCAACAGCTTTAGCTTTAGATGCAGTAATGTTAATACGATCTACACCTTCTTGCCAGCCTTTGTTGTAACCGACAAGCTCGTGTGCATCCATACCGCTAGTAAGTTCTAGCTCTTGCATATAAGACTCAACGTGATTAAGTCTAGCTACATCGTCTTGCAGAGTGAAGGAATCCATTGATGCTTCTGCTTCAGCTATCAACCTCTTACCTCTCTCGTACCCTACAGCCGATCTAACTCTTGTTTGGAAACGTAAAGGTAAACTAGAAAAGGTCTCTGAAGTATAAGGTGAATTACCATTACGCTGCTCTTCTATTTCAGCCGCAGTAATGTTTGCTAAATCTTCTTGTATTAATTTTACACGTTGTTCACTTTCTTTTGCTTTAGAATCGAGGAAAGTTCCACCTAGTGAAGCAAGAGACTCAAGAGCCTTAGCTGTTTGCATCTTACCACTACGGGCAAGCTTCTGCTCTGCTGTTTCAGATTTTACAAACGTATCTACTTGCTGTGCGCTCTTCTCGTATTGTTTGGTTTGGACAGAACGAGCAAAGTCAACTGTTTCTGCTAATGATTTACTCATGGTTTTTTCTCCGCTGCTTTATTCGCCCTGATGGTTGAGAGACTGGATTGAGCCGAGATACCTACTTGAGCACCTTGTGCAGTAGACCCTAATATAGTACCTAAGCCTACACCGCCTCCTTGTGATACAGAGTTGATTCTTGAGGTATGTGTTGACTGTGCCCCTAATCTAGACTCGTTCATCTGTGCCAATTCTCTTCCTAGGTTTTGCGTTACCATTGTATTAGCTTCTAAACCTTTTCTCACAATACCTTCTTGGAAAGCCAGTGTACTGTTACCTTGTGCTCCTGACTCACCGCCAGCGACTACAGCTCTTGCTAGTAGTTCACGGGATTGTATATCATTAGCTACTTGTTCTTGAGCAGCAGCCTCTTGTGCTTGAGCCTCCTGCAAGTTAATTTGTCTATCGGCATCCATCTTAGCTTGATTAGATGACCTTACGTTTTCTTCGTATGCTGCATCTTGTGCATCGCTGGCTTCTTGTGCCGCCATAATACCACTAGCTGCGCTCATTATTCCAAGTGTAATTGATACTGGTTCACACATTTTCTTTTATCCTCACAAATTGGTAGAAAGGTTCTTTTCCTACTCCGTATTCTTCTATTAAATCAATAAACTGGAAGCCGAGTGATTTTAACCATCTCTTCGACACTGTATTATCAGCGTGTACGTAGTTAAGCAGGAGCGGGTAATCATTGTTAATCTTTTTTACCCACTCTATTGCTTGTGGTATAAATTCTTTCTTAGTGTCTATTAACTTGTCTGTCCCTAGTAACCAAGGACTGCCAAAGGCTTTACAATCTGCCACGCCAAACATTCCCACAATACTTCCATCTTCATGGATAACAGAGTGACATTCTCTGGAAGCTTTGAAGCTCTCCTGAAGTGACCTTAAAGGGTTCAGCCCATTACTAGCCATAACTTCGTTAGCGTCTTGTTCTCTCATAAAGGAAGCCATCTCTCGACAGTCTCCCCAGTTTGCGGGTCTGTAGTGGTGTGTCATATTTATAGTCTCTGGTTTCTTAGAACGACATACCCCTCCCACTCTGCACTTTGGAACGTGCTAGGAAGGTGTGAATCGTTAGTTATTGTTATGGCTGTCTTTGTTGCCTGTGCTTGCACCCCAACTTGGAATGATCCGTCATCAATAATAGCAGCCTGATCTAAAAGGTTGTGTTGGTTATCTAATACACGCCCTGTGAAGTGTGAGGTAATTGGAGACCTACCTACGGAGTCTACAGTAACGTCAAAGTGTCCAGTGTCATTATAGTTAAACGACAGCTTCTTTAACTGGAATCGGGCAAGCTGTGTTGGGTCACCTTGTTTTGGTTTAAACACTTGCTCTGACATTTGATACTTAAATGTATAAGGCACGCCAATGATTAGGGTTTTGCCATTAGCGGTTGCCTCGTAGCCAGATAGCCACGGATCACCAGTAGTGACAAAATTCTTAGCACCAGTTGAATAAAGTACTTCGTGTCTTTGACCTGATTCATCAATAGCTATATATTTCATAAGTCCTGAATAACCACCTATAGAACCGCTTATTGGTGTGCCTGTGAAAGGTATTTCTAAAGATGAAGATTGCGAATAATTATCTCTTGTTACTGTTATCTGTCTGTCTAATAAGACTTCAGTGTGGTCATATTTGACATCGACTGCTTCATAACTACCGTCTTCAAATGTAAAATACATTAAATTGTTGGTAAAGTATATGTGGGCTATGTCTTCTGTAAATATCCACTTAGACCAAGAACTTTGTAGCCGCTCCTCTGAGGAGTTGTACCACTTATAAATATAACACTCCTTCTTGTTACTAGAAGTAAGGCAAGCGAGCATATCTTCATTAGCAGACGAATCAAATTGTCTTATATTTCCTTCAAGGTATGTGGGAACGTGTGATGTGATAGACGTAGCGTCTCTTACTTCTGTTGTTTCTCTTGTGAAGAACTCTCTTACTCCTGCATAGCCACCTGACTTAGTAGCAAAGAATACACTGTTACCAGCACCCACTGGTGGGGCGGTTAGATCACACTCATACTTCGTTGATTGATCTACTGTTACTTCCGCTGGTGTTAGTAACTGGGAAGCAGATAGAGTAAACTGGTTGAGGTTTGAGAATAACAACAAGTTATCCTGAATAGGTACAGCAGCTTTAAGCTCAGACACTTCGTTCTGGCTGACTGCTACATCAATAGGATCAGAGTCAAGTAGTGTACGCACTGTTGTGCGCCAGAAGTTGTAGTAACCACTGGCTTCACTAAAGATGACATTCTCTCCTGCAAGAACACCTAAGCGGTTTCTGTGGAAGAATATGTCTTGTATCTTTTGCCCAACAAAACTTGGAGCTGGGTTAGTGTTATCATCTCCAGCCTGTCTGTGCGCCCATGTTTGTCCGTTATTGTCACTAGCTTGACTAAAGGTAAAACTACCATCCTCTAACTGTCTCAACGTGTGAGGCATAGTTGTTAGGTTATAATAATTATGTAAATTGCTGGCTACAGTTTCTTTCCAATAACCTGAGCCAGCAGCTCCTTTAAAGACAACGTGGAAGTCATCTTCCTTCTTTTGGTTATCTCCTACAACACCTATTCTAAATCCTTCATGACATTGATTGGGTAGGTCTGTAAATGATTTGGCATTGTTATTAAAAGCTTTTAGATTTACACCGCCATCATCATCTGTGGCAGAAATATTAAAATCTTTCATGTCCCCATTATTGGGGCAAGTGACGATAAAGAAAGGCTCATCAGCGGATACTTGCGGTTCAATGTACCCTTTTCCTATGGCATTGACATATTGTATAATAGAAGCTGCTTCACGATGCCAGTAATATTTACCACCTCTTCCTATCGTTCCTCTTGTTCTTCTTTCAAAAACATAAGAAGGTAGAATAACGTTACCACCGCTTGCAGTCCAACCGTTACCGTTTAAAGTACCATCATCGTAAGGTATAGTGCTGCCATCAACAACAACAGCGATTAAAGAAGTGTTAGTGAAAGTTATGCTAGAATGGGTAACAATCAACGTACGATCATCGGTAGTTAGTCCAACTGTGCTGTAACCGCTTTCAGCTCCACTGTAAGGTAAATAATCCTGTCGGTGATCCGATGTACCTAGGTTATTAGTGTTGTTGGTATTTTCAAAATGTGTTTTTAGGTCTTGGATTACGTTACTAACTTTTAAGTCATTTTCATTATTTTCAGAAGTACCGTCAGCAACAGCAGTTATTGATTGAACTGTAAGTGCTTCAGCCGAAGCTATAACAGGGTCTCCGTTACTATCTACCTCTGATAATGATGTTAACTTTACTGTATAATCTCTACCGTAGTTGACAGATTTTAGATAGACTAAAGCTTGATTAACATCAGAGGCGGGTGTCTTTACATCGGACATCTCTACTGTTTTGTTTTTATTAACAATAAACGTAGCATCAGCAACAGAGGTAGTTGTTAAATCAGTAGGTTTCCAAACTGGTGCGCCAGTATCATTCGTGAAGTAAGCGTTTGCGCTTGTGCTGTCTGTATTATGAGCAATCCAAGTACCGTTTGCTAACCAACTACCATGACCTGATTGATATCGTAGGTTACCAGCGATGTCGTAAACGTGTACCTTCTTGTCGCTTGAGATAACAACATGATATTGCTCATCATCGCTTCTCTTGTATGTATGAAAGTACGCAGTATCTAATCCTGTTAAATCTACGTAGTCATTCCTAGAGCTTAGAGAGGTTTCAACAGAGCTTGAACTTCCGCTGATACATTTTAACTGTTTTAAAAACTTTGTAGGTGGGCGTTTCTTAAGACCATCAACCACATCCGAGAAACCGTTTTCCTGTACTTCTCCCTGACTCTCTAATCGCAGAGCTGCGGGTTGTTGACTAACCCCGTTAATGAGGTTGGGTATGCTTTTAGAAACTAAAGCCATTTAGATCACCTTGTGTCCGATTGAACGATCAAGAACACTATACGTGCTGCCATCGTCAAATATGTTATAGTCCCCGTTCTCGCTTTCCATTTCTTTCAAAGCGAATAGGGCTTGTTGCTCGTCAGCTCTGTTCATGGCTGAGAGGTTATCACTACCGACTACTCTTTCTTGGAATAATCGTGCAGCTTTAATTGTGATGTATCGTCTTGCTACTTCTGGTATTTCTGTGAAGTCTAGCATATAGACAATATCTAGTTTTAAATCTTTATTGATGATGTCTGTGTGTTGTACTTTGTCGTACATGAACAGACCACGTTGTACGTATTCATTCTTGTTGCTTCTGTACTTATTTACTGAACTAGCTAGGTCAGCTCGCAAGGTGTTGTCGGCTAGTTTCACTTTACCATCTAAATCTTTACCTACTACTACATCTGGCTCACTGTTGAAGTTCCAGCCGAATGACTGAACATCTCTTGAAACTTCATTGAGTACAGTCTCAGCCGTTTCAGCATCAACTAAACCAGAGTCTAAGCTGTTGACTGGTGCTTCGCCAATGGTCGAAAGCATAGAGTTTACAGCCTGAAGCTGTGTTGTTGGAGTTGTCATAGTTACCTCAATGAAAAAATAAAGAGGAACACCCCCCGAAGGAGGTGCTCTCATAAAATGTTACTATACTAAAGCGATAGCAGCTTTGTTGCGTAGAACATTGTGTCCCATTGCATACTTAGCAACCATCAAAGTACCTTGACGTTCAATCTGATATTCCGATTCTACGCCTAGGTCGAGTAATTTCACCGTTGCCGCAGCATCTTTAGTGAATACCAAGCCTTTAAGACCAGCCTCACCAGCAGCGTAAGCGCCCAAACTTGAACCACCATTTGCTTGAGAGATTCGTGTAGGAGTAGCATCACCAGATACACTTTTAGGTAGGTGGTTGGACATAAGAATCTTAACACCGCCTACTGTTGGTACGTTACCGCCAGAAACACTACCGTTACCGCCAACGTCACGGTTCATAGCTGTAGTGTCAGTGCCTAGTAGTGCGTAATAAGTAGCTGGGTCTAGTACGCAGAACTTCTCACCAGTTACATCTTGAGTGTCAAACAGCTCAAGAGATTTGATGATACCGTCTACAACGCCTTGACCGCCAGAGCCTAGTTCTAGTTTACCAGGATTTTCTACTTCTGAGCCAGAAGAACCAGTTTGTTTCCATACACCGTCACTAGCAGCCCACTGAGCTGTTTGGTCAGCAGTGCCAGCACCAGTTGCAGCATCATAGATTGTAGAGAAGATGTTTCGGTCAGCAGCGTTAGCTAGAGCATTACCCATCTCTGATGAGTAGATAGAACGTACATCGTAGTGGTTCATCGCTTCGTCAATTTTAGGTACGAAGGTTGAGCTTACGAGCAAGTCATCTACTGTTACAGTGATTTCGCTTGCGTCTACTTCTCCACCATAAATGGTGTCACCAGCTTTGTGGTAGGCTGCTGATGCAGTACCAATGCTAGGGAATTGAGCAGACTTACCGTTTGAGATAGTTCGTACTCTGTGTAGAGGCATTGCAATGTTGCGCTCTTCAAATGATGTTAATACTTCACCAGCAAACTGCTTGAGAAAGAGTTCTCTGCTTGATTTGTTTGCGGCAGCAGTAATGTCGTTGTTAATCGAACCTAATCGGGATACACTTCCTGTATCACTTCCTGAGTTCCATGCCATAATAATTTACCTTTTGTTAAATGTTTAAATGAATGTTTAATGTTTAGTCACTTAGCACTTAATCTTTCCGCTTAGATTGTCCCCGCAGGGGTCAAAGGTAATTAATCTTGTGTTCCGTTACTTTTAAAAAAGCCCTCCGAAGAGGGCATAAAGAGACTATTGTACGTTGCTACGACCTAACTTAGCCGTAACAGACTGACGGTATGCTGGATCACTCCTGTATCGAGGGTCTCTCATAGCTTGAGTCACTTCTGACCAAGAGCCATAAGTACCGCCTGAAGAGGGCGCAGATTGTCCAGACAATAATGCTGGGTCAGTCCCTTCGGCAGCTTGATACTTTGAACGTAATCCTTCTACAGCCAGCTTAACCATATCAATATCTCCTGAGTCTACTGCTCGATCATAGGCGGCAATCTCAGGTTGACTGAGGTTTTCGCTTGCCCATGTTGTCATCTCGCCATAAGACTCTTCTCCTCCAACTATGTTGTGGACGGAGCTTTGGTAATCGTTGTTTAGAGACTCTTGTCCTGCTATCCAACTGTCTACCAAATTCTGGGGGAAACCAGCATCAGCTAACTTAGTGTAAGCATCCTCTGATAATCCACCTTGATTATACTCTTCTTGTAGTGAAGTAAAATCAACACCAGCTTTCTCTACTGCTTGTTGCACCTCACTACCAGAAGGTTGTTCTTCTGTTGTTTCTTCGGGAGCAACTTCAGGCTCTTCTGCATCATTTGCAGTTTGCCCTTCTCCCATTTTTTTCTCCAAATTTGAATAGGCACTTGCCATATCTTCAGGAGTCTTAAATTTTTCTGGCAACCAGTCAGGACGTTCTTCTTTATTAGGATCGTTTTTCGCCTCTAACTGCTCACCTTTGGCAATCATAGCATCTACGTGCTCTTGTGATTCGCCTTGTTCTTCATGTGTATTTATGTTGTCTGTCATAATAGTCTCTTTTGGTTTATTGTGGAATGCCCGCTTCTTTTGCGCTACCTAGTGGTAAGACATCTTTTACTTCAGAGGCTTTTTTAATAAGCCCTGCAAAATACATTTCTTTAAGAACCCTGTTGTCCATACCCGCAGTGTTCTTTTTATTGTCCTGCCTTCTGGCTTGTTTAGCGAACTGTTTAACATCTCCATTAAGAGCTGCGTCCAAAACGCTATCCCATTCATCAGCTGCTTTTGTGCCACCAACATTGTAAGCCAGAGAAGTAAGAACTAGTTGGAATCCTTGATCTATCTTATCCCAACTGCCTCCCTTTTCTTTTAGCTTTTTATCCCAAGACCCATCCCTAGCTATTTTTATATTATTAGCCATGTCCTTGTTAAGTATAGTGGTCTTATCCTCAGACGTTAAACCCCTTTCAAAAGGTATTCCATAAATTGTACCAGACTTAAGCTCAGTCTCTGTTAGTTTATGTCCATACCCTACGTCAAAGGTTCGTTGTTCTTCAGGTAGATGTGCTTCTCTTTTATCATGTGTCCTAATAGGTAAAGCACCGTGATCACTTTCAGCGTGAACGCCAATGTTCTTGTAGAAGCTCAAAGCTTTGTCGGGATGTCTATCAACAGCCTGAACCTGAGCGGGAGGATTAGCATCTAAATAACTTATTGTTGCATCCATAAGTTCGCTCATCTACTCCTCCTCATTCATCGCCTGTTGTTGCATCTGATCAGACACACCTTTGATAGCAGGGCTTACGCCTTTCTCTGCCATTTGCATCATCTGTTGTTGCTGCATCATCTCTTGTTGTTGTTGAGCTTCCTGTTGCTTCTGCTCATCAGATTTAACAAGACCCTGTGTATCAATACCAAGGGATGCACCGAGACGATCTAAGTAGTCACCAATGTTTAACTCGCTTTGAATAACTTCTTGTCCAAGCGGTTGTAACATTTGTAAGAACTGGCTTAGTTTGTTTAAGTCCTGTCCACGACCAAGAGCTTCTAGACCTGTAACGATCTGTGGCTTGAGTGTGTCTTTAGGGAACTTAGGCATCTTACCTTCCTTCTGCATCTTACCTAAAAGGAGGTTGACTAAGGGAACTTGAAACTCTTGTGATAGTACAGAGTAGATACCGCCAAGAGCTGTCTCTAGCTCCTGCGCCATGTACCGCACTTCTTCTGCTGTTACTCTCTCAGCTTGTCGTTGAACAGAGCTGTTAAGTAAGAAAGCAAAGGATAAGCGTTCTGTAATCTTCTGCATTGTTTCTTGTGCTACTCTAAAGTCATTAAACTTGTTAGCTTGTAAAGTAGTTACATCATTAGCATCACCAGAAATAATACCACCGTTGGGTGCATCAGCAATACTTCTCATTTTAGTCGTACCATTTGGTCGTACTAAGAATAATAGTTTAGAGCTGGCAGCACTACCTTCGACAATAGCTTTGGTTAATGCTTCTAGAGATTTTAAATCACCTACAATTTCTTCACAGAAAGAACGTCCGTAGTTGTTACCGTCCACCGCAATGAAACGTAACGCCATCCAAGGAAGCTTGTCTTCAGTGTACGCACCTTTAGTGCTAGGGATAATAATATCATGCACTTCTTGGTGTACTTCAAACTTCTTACCCACACGCTTAACGCAAGTGTAGATGTCACATTCTTTCTTATTAGTATCTACTTGGTACTCAGGGTTCTCCATCAAAGCCTCTAAGACTTCTTTAGGTAACGCATCATACGCTATAGATTCTTTAACTATAATTTTTAGGATGTTACCCATCGTGTCACGTTGTATGACATAACGGTCTAAGCGAAATACTTTCATCCCACTTTTTGGGGGCATGTGTACTAAGACGTTACCGCTAACGATAAGCTGTTTTAGTGCTTCAAAAGTAGGAACACGTATCGCCTTTGATTCTACTTCTTGTGTCGCGCTTCGTTCTATACGAGCAAGTGCTTCCTCTGCTTTACCTCGTGCGTCCCCACCTAGTTCCGTAAGATCAAAATCATCGATAGTTAATCGGAAGAAAGATTGGTTAGGGGGTAGCAGTGTCATTAGCAGTTTAGAGGCTAGGTTGTTAACACCCCTAGCACCGACTGATTGGTAAGGGGTTACATACTGAGTGCTTCCTGTATGTCCTTCAGGAGGCATTAGTGTCGGTATAGTTAACTCAGCACAATTACGTGCTCTTGATAAGAACGAATCACGATCTGATGCCATGTTTTCATACGTCTTGGCTATAGATGAATCGTGCATTGTTAATTCCTATTAATATTTAATTTTAGTTTGTTTTGGCTTTTTAG